ATCATCTACGAGTTCCCCGAGGCGATGATTCAGGCCGGCGAGCACCGCAAGCCGGAGAACTTCGGGATGGTGAACCCGAATCTGGACTATTCGGTAGACCGGGAATTCTTGGACCGAGAGTTCAAGAAGGCTGAGAACGATGGCGAAGAGTCCATGCGTGGATTCCTTGCTAAGCATTTGAACGTCGAAATCGGCCTGTCGCTGCAGTCTGACCGTTGGGCTGGGGCAGACTTCTGGGAACAGCAGGCAGACAAGAGCCTGACGCTCGACTCACTGCTGAGCCGCTGTGAAGTTGTCGTTGTCGGCATCGATGGCGGCGGGCTTGACGACTTGCTGGGCCTGACGGTCGCCGGCAGAGAAGCCGACTCCGGCAAGTGGCTGACATGGCACCACGCATGGGCGCATCGCATCGTGCTTGAGCGGCGCAAGGACATTGCCCCGCGTCTTCTTGACTTTGAAGCTGACGGCGACCTAACCATCGTCGATCAACCTGGCGACGATGTTATGAAGGTTGCAGACATCGTTTGCCGGATTCGAGATGCTGGGTTACTGCCTGAAAAGCTCGCGGTTGGTGTTGACGCCGCAGGTATTGGCGACACTGTGGATGAACTGCAGTCTCCCGGCAGAGACATCACGGCAGATCAGATCGTTGCGATCAGTCAGGGCTGGAAGCTGAACGGCGCCATCAAGACGACAGAGCGCAAGTTAGCCGGTGGCGAGATGGTGCACTGCGGAACAAGGTTGATGAACTGGTGTGCCAGTAACGCCAGGATCGTCCAGAACGGGAATGCCATATCAATCACGAAGCAAGCATCAGGATCTGCAAAGATCGATCCGCTGATGTCCACATTCGACGCAAATTCACTGTTGGCTCTACGCCCTGAAGCGTCGAACCATAAACCAAACATCCGATGGCTCTAAACATCCTTGCGCCCATTACACGCGCGATGGCGGCCCTTCGGGTTCGCCGTGCCGATCCGCAGCGGCGCGGCTTCGGCCTTTTCAGTGTCGGTGACGGGCTGCCGCCTGTAACGCACGAAGGCGCGGAGCGAGTTGCTGCCGTGTGGGCGTGCATGGACGTTATCGCCGCCGCTCTTGCTTCGACCGACTGGAATGTGTACGCCGGTATTCGCGGCGACAGCAATAAGAAGGATCTGCCAGACGACAGCCTGCAGTACATCCTGAATACCAGATTCAACCCGGAAATGACGGCGCAGGCGGGAAAGCGGGCCGTTTCACTTGCTGCAGTTGGGCATGGAACGGGCTACGCCGAAATAGAGCGCGACTTGTCTGGGCGAATCATTAATCTGTGGCCTATCAGTCCAGACAGGGTGGACCCTCGCCGTGATGCTGAAACAGGCGCTTTGTTCTATCGCGTCACTCAGGAATACGCTGGCGGATGGGTTGATCTAGAGCCGAGCCAACTGTTCATTGTCCGTGGGGCGAGTCTAGTCGGGTTCGCTGGCGACGATCCGATTGCAAGGGCGATACGCACCATCGCAACTGCCCTTGCTCTCGACCAGTACGCGAGCGGGTTCTTCGGCAACGGCGCCCAGCTCGGAACTGTCTTCACCTACAAGGGCAAGCTTGACGACACGCACTATCAGCGAGTCAAGGAACAGATCGAACTTCGTCACACAGGCGTCAAGAACGCCTTTCGGTCAGGATTCTTTGAAGGGGCCGGAGAGTGGGGCGTCAACCAGATGGGTATCGACGCAGAGAAGGCCCAGCTTGTCAACGTCAAGCACCTGTCGGTCGAAGAAATCTGCCGGTGGTTTCGAGTTCCGCCGCACAAGGTTGCCCACCTTCTGCGAGCGACGAACAACAACATTGAGCATCAGGGCCTTGAGTTCACGCGCGACACCCTGCGCCCGTGGGTCAAGGAAATCGAACAGGAAGCTGACTACAAGCTGATCCCGTATCGCGGGCCGCGCAAGTTTGTCGAGCTGGATACGGATTGGGCGGAGCAGGGCGACTACAAGTCGCGGGCTGAAGCCTTCTCTACGTTGATCGGGTGTGGAGTCTTCAGTCCGAACGTGGTGCTGCAGAAGTTGGGCGAGAACACCATCGGGAAGGATGGTGATATCCGTTTCGTCAACGGGGCAGCTATTCCTCTTGACCGCATCGGTGATGCCTACACGGTGGCGAATGCGAAGACTGAACCTGCCGAACCTGAACCGCAAGCGTCTGCCAAGCCGGTCGAAGGCGCCTGGCTGGCGTCGATCTATGCGCGCATTCAACGCCGGGTGGAGAACCGGGCTGAGCACTTGCAGAAAGCCGGCCGACCGGACTGGCTGGCCGAAGCCCGTAGTTCAACCAACACGTTTGCTCTTGAACTGATGTCGGACATGGCCGATGTCCTGGGTGATCGCTTCACCACGGCGAACAAGTGGGCGCTTCAGGTGGTCAACGGCTGTGATCCTGAAGTCGCAGCAGCAGCAGCCATGACGGCAGAGACAACTGTGTCCGACATCGTGGCCGAGGCGAACAAGTCTGTCGCGTCGAACCTGTCGGCATTGAGTGGGAAGTTCGACCGCATGGCCGAGGCGATGGCCGCGAAGTCCATGACCGTGAAGAACGACTTTCATATCACCAACGACGTGAAGACGCCGGACGTGCATGTAGCCGGAACGACCGTCAACGTGCCCGAGCAGAACGTCAACGTCACCGTCCCTGAGCGGGCTGTGAATGTGAACGTCGAGCAGCCGACGATGAAGCTGGAACAGCCGATCACCGTCAACGTGCCGGAAAGCCATGTGAATGTAAACGTGGAGTCCCCAAAGAACGAAGTGAACATTCCGGCGACGGTGGTCAATGTCCAAGGCGGAGATACGCATGTCACTGTTCCTGAGCGCAGCATCACCATCGAACCGGCCCCGGTGAACAACGAAGTGAATGTTGCCGGCGCAGTGGTCAACGTCCCGCAAGGCGCGGCCCCGGCCATCCACGTCACGGCGCAAGCGGCGCCGGCCGAGGTCCGCATCGTCAACGAGGTACTGCCGCCTCCTGTGGAGGTTTCTGTTCAGTTGCCGGACCGTCACACCCGAAGCGTTGTCGAGCGCGACCGCGACGGGCGGATCGTGGAAATCGATAGCACAACCACAACCCCCGAGGGGTACGAATGAAGTTCTTTGCAAAAGCCAACGGCAAGCGGGGGGAAATCTACCTCTACGAAGCCATCGGGGAGGGGTGGTTTGGCGGGATAACCGCCAAGTCATTCAGCGACTCGATCAAGGAGTTGGGGTCGGTCAACGCGCTGGACATCTACATCAACAGCCCCGGCGGGTCGGTGTTCGACGGCATCGCTATCTACAACCAGATCAAGCGCCACGCGGCAGCCGAGAAGGTTGTCCACGTTGACGGCATCGCGGCGTCGATTGCATCGATCATCGCCATGGCGGGCACTGAGATTCGCATCGCCGAGAACGGCATGTTCATGATTCACGACCCGTGGGGCATGACCATCGGCACGGCCGCCGAGATGCGCAAGCAGGCCGATGCGCTGGACAAGATCCGCGGCACGCTGCTGGATACCTACGTCGCCAAGACTGGCGGCGATGCGAAGCAGATCAGCCAGTGGATGACCGACGAAACGTGGATGACGGCCGACGAGTCCGTGTCCCGTGGTTTCGCCACCAAGAAGACCGCCGAGAAGGCCGTCAAGGCGGAGTTCTCCATGCTCGACAAGTTCGCCAAGGTGCCTGACGCAATCCGTCGCCAGGCCACCAGCACCGAAGCGCGTTTCGCACGAATGGACATGCGATTGACGCAACTGAATCGCGGCGCAAGTGCCGCAAAAGCGTAGAGGGCAGCACCTTACGCAAACCACCGGGCCGCCTCTTGGCGGCTTTTTCGTTTCCGAGTCTCGAAAGGACCATCCCATGGCCCCCAAGAAAGCCAATTGGGCCGTTACTGCTGCCGCTGTCGCTGCAGCATTCGGCCTGCCCCTGTCTGCCCATGTCCGCGCCGACGCGGCCGAACTGGAACAGATGCAAAACCGCCTGACCGAACTGGGTCAGAACGCCAACAACGTCAAGGCCCGCGCCACCGCTGAAAAGCGTGACCTGACCGACGACGAACGCAAGGATCTCGACCAGATCTTCGCGGCCTTCGAGGAACTGTCGGCCGACATCGAACGACACGAACAAGTGGAAGCGATGAACGCCAAGATGGCTGCCCCGGCAGGTCGCCGTACCGACCCGGACAACTCCGGCGAGCCCAGCAAGAACGCGACCCGCGCTCAGGCTGACGCCCGCCGCGCTTCGCTGCCGGCCCAGGCCAAGGATCACCGCGACACCGGCAAGTGGGGCTTCCGCTCCCAGGCCGACTACTTCGCGGCCGTGGTCAAGTCCAGCGGCAAGGGTGCTGTTGCCGACCCGCGCCTGATTGCCAATGCTCCTTCGACCTACGGGCAAGAAGGCGTTGGTGCTGACGGTGGCTTCGCTGTTCCTCCGGACTTCCGCACGGAAATCGTCAAGCGCGTCATGGGCGAGGACAGCCTGCTGTCGCGTACCGATCAGATGACGACCAGCTCAAACAGCATCACGGTGCCGACCGACGAGACGACCCCTTGGCAGACTTCCGGTGGCATTCAAGCCTACTGGGAATCGGAAGCTGGCCAGAAGACGCAATCGAAGCCGACGCTGACCGAGAAGACCGTCAAGGCGAACAAGATCATCGCCCTGGTCCCGATGACCGACGAGTTGCTGCAGGACGCGCCTTCGATGGCCGCCTACGTCAACTCAAAGGCGCCGGAGAAGATCGACTCGCGCGTCAACACCGCGATCCTTCGCGGTACTGGTGTGGGGCAGCCGCTGGGCTACCTGAATTCGGGTGCGCTCATCACGGTGGCTGCCACTTCGTCGCAGACGGCCGACACGGTGAACTTCAACAACATCGTGTCGATGTACACCCGCATGACCGACGAAGGCAAGCGTCGCGCTGTCTGGATCGTCAACGGCGACGTGGAAGCGCAACTGATGACGATGCAGTTCCCCGGCACGGGTACGGCTGTCCCGGCCTACCTGCCGCCTGGTGGTCTGTCGGTGGCGCCTTACGGCACGCTGCTGGGCCGTCCGGTGGTTCCGGTCGAATCCGCTTCGGCGCTGGGTGACGTGGGCGACATCAGCTTCGTTGACCTGTCTCAGTACATGAGTGTGGTCAAGTCCGGTGGCGTGCGTCAGGACGTGTCCATACACCTGTTCTTCGACTACGACATCACGGCCTTCCGGTTCGTGCTGCGTGTCGGTGGGCAGCCGTGGTGGAACACCGCTATCACGCGCCTGAATGGCCTGAGCCGTTCGCCGTTCGTGACCCTCGCGGCCCGCTGATCCTGATGGCCCCTTCGGGGGCCGTTTCCAATTCCTGAAAGGTTCATGATGAACAAGACTCCTTCTGAAATGGTGGCCGTGGTCGGCAATATCGACCCCGACGCCTACGCCCAGTCCACCGTGACCACGGGCGAATACATCCCGCTGAAGAACTTTCGCCGCTTCATGGCGATCATCCAAGCGGGTGACATCGTCGCGACGGGCACCATCGATGCCAAGCTCGTCACCTACACCGATGGCAGCGGCAACGGTGCTGCGGACGTGACGGGTTCGGCCATCACCCAACTGACCCAGGCGGGTACGGACAGCAACAAGCAAGTCGTCATCAACTTCGACCCGTCCAAGCTGGCGGGCGGGACGATGACCCACTTCAAGCTGTCGGTGACGATGGGTACGGCCGGTGCTGACCTGAGCGCGGTTGTGCTCGGGCTCAACCCGCTGTATGGCCCGGCGTCGGACAACGATGCCACCACCGTTGACGAAATCGTCACGGCGTAACGCAGGCGGCCCCTTCGACGACAATGACCAGATCGTGAAGACCACTCAACTGGAGACTGACGCTTGAAGCACTGGTTCCACCAACTGTTCATCGCGGTCTACCAGTTGCTCAACGTCCTGGTCACGCCGCTGCAGCGCGGCGCCTGGGCCGACGAGACGTTGTCCAGTCGGGCCTGCCGCATGGACCGCGACGGCAAGCCCTGGGGGCGCATCTGGCGACCGGTGATCGACGTCCTGTTCTTCTGGCAGGGGGTCGGTCACTGCCGCCGCGCGTTTGACAACGAGCGCGCTCGCTTTGTGGCGACTGGATCAGCAGGGCAGCGTGCGCGGCCGGGTCTTCCGCAAGCTCGTTGACCGCCTGTTCTGGTGGCAGCGCGGTCACTGCGCGCTGGCCTACGAAGCCGAGCGCAAGCGCTATCAATTTCCGCCGATTCTGAGGTAAGCATGCCGATCCTGATTTCCGAGTACGTCACCAAGCCACAGGTGGCGATCAACGAGGTTCACCTTGTCCAGTTGCGCATCAATCTGACCGAGGAGCAGGATTCCAAGGCGAAGGTGCAGTTGGTCTACAAGCTGTTCGGACGCGACGGCGACGGCGTCAAGCACTTCGCGCCCGAGCAGCGCGTGATCGACATCGACGACGCCTACGCGCAGGCCATGACCAGCGCGATGCAGGGCGACATGGTGCTGGCCGGCGCGCTGCAGGCGATCGAGGCGGCGGTGGCCGCGCTGATCCAGCAGACCGGGGCGGTGGGCCAAGCCTCGGTGGTCTGAGCATGTTCGATGTCGCGGTCACGACTGAAGTCTGGAAAGACGGTCGCCTATGGTGGGACGGTGGGACTATGCGCTGGTTTGGCGTTGATGATGAAGTGACCGGATGGTTGGCCGGATCGTGCAAGTCAACAGCGTTTTGGTTGATCGGTTTGCCTGAGTCAACGACTGGCGGGCATTCGATCCGATACAGGACGCTAGTGACGCAGGGAGAGAAGGTCATCACCGATACGACGATGATCGAATTCCCTGACATTACCTATGCTGATGTCATCCGATTCCAGCGCTGGGCGCTTACCGAACTGTCTGAGATGGTTGACCTGTTTGAGCGCAAGCACACTCAGGCACCGGAGATGACTAGGCGCAGGGGCTGGCTGCGTGGCATTTGGCAACTGGTGCGGCCTGCCTGATATGGCATACGTTGTCGCATCAGAGGTCACGTCAAAGGTAGGTGGCTCGACCTTCACGCAGGAAATCCCGGCTGGACATCAGACGAATGATCTGCTGTTGGCCATCATCTATCAGGACGGTGGCGCGACAGCATTCAGCAACCCAGCCAGCGGCTGGACGATCTGGGCAGGCACGGCTCAGGCTGCGCAAAACGCGCAGCGCACTCACTTCGCCTACAAGATCGCCGCGTCATCGAGCGAGGCCGACTTTTCGATAGACGGCACTGCTGACGATTGGGCAGTGAACATGCTGGTCATCCGTGGGGCTGACACCACGACGCCGATCAGGCATGCGCTCAGGACAGACACAGGTAGCGCGAACTGGACGCCGCAATCCGGCGCGTTGACGACAACCGCGAACAACCTGCTGATGATCTACGCGCTGGGCATGGACGGCTCCAGTACGCTGCTTGTTCCGCAGACCCCCGGCGACCTGTTCCCGCTGGGCAAGGTGATCGCTGGGGCCGGCGACGGTTGTCTCATCACCGGATACCGCAACCAACTCACTTCCGGCGCTGCTGCGCAAGTCACCTTCCTTGTCCCACTGACGACAGAGGGCGGGTCATTCTGGACGCTTGCGATTGAGGATGGCGGCACCGGGAAGATGGGGCCTGACTGCCGCAACAGTTACTCGGTCATCATGCACGGTGGCGCGTTTGCGCTGAACCACGGTCCAACGATGGGCGCGCTGACGGCTATCGCAGGGCTCACATCCGCGACGATTGACGGTCTTGGGGTCAACAGCACCGTGCCGACAACCAGCGGTACTCAAGCCATTTCCGCCCCCGGAATCTGGAACCCGCAGGCAGTTGTCACGGCAGCGGGTGGCATCCAGTATTCGTGGACCGTGAACCTTGGCGCGGATGCGTGGGTTGGCATGTCCCATACCGTTTCGCTAAACATGTCGGGCAAGGTCTTTGGTTGCAGGTTCGGCCTGAGCAGCTACGGTACACCGAGCGGCGCGAAGGGGATGATGGTTGTCTTTGAGGACAACGCGGGTGCGTGGGTTGCTTTCCGGCTGTCGCAGATCGCAGGCATGTCTGGAGTCTCAAACTCCACTTACTACAAGCTCATCGATGTGTCTGGTGGGGTGCAGCTTGGGTCGGGTGGTGGCTCGATCAACTGGGCGAACATCGTTCGCATCGGGTATGGGTTTCATCGCGTCGCAGGTAGTGCAACATCCCGGTTCTTGTATATCAGCGATGTTTATTTGATCGACCGAAACATCGTTGTGGGTGGGTGTGATGGCGCACCTGCTGACATCGTTGCTGCCAACACGGTGATGTCCCTGTGGTCCGATGAGCCATTGTCCACGGTGCAGGGTTCAGCGCAGGTGCTTGGCAAGGGGAGGCTCCAGTTCGGTGACGGGTCGGTCAAAACGTATGTAGACCTGACCGCGACAGCGTTTGAGTTCCCGAAGGAGTACGCGGCATCCTCCATCATTCGCCGCCTATGGAATGCTGGTGCGCAGGGCGTCGAGTACCGAATCAAGGCCGCATCAACCGACACGTTCAAGCTGACATCGGCGGTTGCAGCAACGTCCACCGATCAGAAGTTTGTCCTCGATGCAGCCAGCAGCGCCAGCGCATCCTACGACTTCTCCGGCCTTGTCCTTGTGGGCTGGACCGTCGATCTGTTGGCATCCGGCGTCACCGTCAACGGGGCAACGATGTCTCGCTGCCGTGCGATCACACTGAGCGGGCCGACGCTATCTGAGTGCGTGGTTTCCAACAGCATCGCCACGGCATCGGTCATCGCGGCTGATCCCAGCAAGATCAGTTCGTGCCGGTTCATCAGTAGCGGAACTGGTCACGCGATCCAACTCACGACGCCCGGCACCTACACGTTCGCCGGCAACACGTTCAGCGGCTACGGAATCGCTGGATCGGCCGACGCCGCGATCTACAACAACAGCGGCGGCGCGGTCACGCTCAACATCACCGGCGGCGGCGGCACGCCCACCGTGCGCAACGGCACCAGCGCGACGACGACGATCAACAACAACGTCACGGTGACGCTGACGAACCTCGTCGTCGGGTCGGCGATCCGCGTCGAGCTTGCGAGTGGCGGCACCTTGGTCGAGTTCCGCACCGCGGCGTCATCGAGCGAGGCGTTCGCGGTGGCGGCGAGCACTGCCTACAGGGTCAAGGTCCGCAAGGCCAGTTCGGCGCCGTACTACAAGGCATACGAGACGCTGACCACGCCGACAGCGGACACGTCGATCTACGTGTCGCAGATCGCAGACAGTTGAGGAGATCAAAGAAATGGCAATCGGTACTGACTTCGCAATCGACGCCACGACGAAGGTTGTCACCTACACCGGAGCGGCGCATGGTGCATCCGGCGCCGGCTACTACACGGTGCTGGAGTTCCACCGCTGGTTGCAAGACCTGGCCGACGACAGCGGCAGCAGCGGCGATGACTACATGGACATCTCGCGCGAGACGCCGAGCGACAAGTCCTTCGACACCATCATCACGCTCATCAACGGCTACACGCTGGACGAGACGACGAAGGCGCATCAGCACCTGTACGGCGGCTCTATCACGCAAAGCGGCGGCGATGTCATCTATGACGGTGTGCAGGTCATCGCAGCGGTCGGCGCAGGCGTGCAGGTCATCCAGAACGGCGCGCGGATCACCGACGACTTCTGGAACACCACGCCATTCGGCGCCTCGTCGCCTGGTCTGAATCCCGACGCTGCCAACGGCGTCGCCATGCGGTTCATGCTGAAGGTGCGCAGCGGCGGCGCGGACATCGACTTGCGCCGGCTGCTGTTCCAGACGCGCGAGTGGGGCAAGAGCTACAGCGAATTCAGGATCAACGGCACCAGCCGAGGCCCGAACGTCGCGGCGCTGAACTATTCGGACGACCTGAACAACACCACGGCCAGCGGCACCGTCGCCGGCTGGTCGGATGTCGCAAACCTGACGGCCGGCTATGCGCTGATCGATGTCAACGCCGACACGACGGACGAGCCCTACTACAGCAAGTGGGACCGCGGCTCGCGCTCGATCAATCAGTTCTACGAGCGGATGAAGTACGTGACGCGCCGCGGCACGTCGGACACGCTCTATGGACTCAATGGCGAACTGTTCCGCGGCATCACGCATGAGGTCACTGTCGGTGCGCCGCGCACAAGCACGATCAGCGAGGGCGCCGCGGCGTCGTGGACGGGTGGCACCGGCCAGGTGCTGGCGCGGGACAGCGCGGGCACGGCCACGAAACTGTGGATTCAACTGCTGACCGGCGTCGCGCCGACTGCCGGGCAGACCATCACGGTGGGCGGCGGAACGGTGACTGCCGGGGCCGGCACGCCATCGCTGGAGCGGTCGCTGTCGTTCCCGTTCTGTGGGCAGTCGACCGGCTCGGCGATCATCGGCGCCTACGGCTTCGGTATCGAGTCGTCCGACCTGAGCGTCAACGATAAGTTGTTCGACCTGACGACCGCCCAGCGTAACCCGCCGAACCTCGTGACGTTCACGGTGACGGGCCTGGTGGCGAGCGAGGACTACATCCTCGTCGGCCCTGATGACTCGGGCGTTTTGGAGGTCGATCAGTTCACGCTCAACGGCGCGCTGACCGGGGCCACGGTGACTGCGGTCGTGGTGAATGGCTCTATCCCTGCCGACACGCCGGCCACCGGGACGATCCGCGTCCTGCGGGCGAATGGCGCCTACTCGCGCCACGCCTACAGCGCGTGGGCGGGTTCGACATTCACGATCGCGTCGCATGATTTCAGCAGCAACAACGCCGCGAACGGCGCGAACTGCTATGTCAGCTACATCGACACGCTGGCAGGCTCCACGACGGCATCGTTCCAGTCCACCTATGTCTCCGACCGTTCGCTGTTCGTTCGTCGGCGCGATGGCGGGGCAACGCCGACCAAGACATTCGAGACGACAGCAACGCTCGGGGTCGCTGGCGGGTCGGTGGCTGTGCAGCGGCTGTCGGATGCGTGACCCGTGGCAATCTCCATCGACTGTGCCAGCAAGGTCATCGCTGTTCCTCAGGCAGACCTGACCTATGTGTCGCCTGGGGTGTACGAGCTGGATGCCGAGGACTTCCGGCTCTGGCTGAAGGACTGGGAAGACTCAGAGGTCGGCATGTCGATGCCGGACACGCACGCCAGAAACGCGCCGGTCACGCTGTCAGGAGTCACCTACGCGCAGACGTTCGAGATCATCAACGGCTACACGGTGGACTTCGAGGACACCGCGAGTCCTTGGGTCGTGCGAGTCGTCGGCGCGAACCACAACATCGGCGATGTGAAGGTTGTCGATCATGTGTCCATCGTCATCGGCAACTCTGCCGGCTTGATCGAGGTCAACACGGCCGGCAGCAGCGGCCCGAGCGCCGCCGACATCGCTGCAGCGGTCTGGGCATTCGCCTCGCGCACGGTCGACGCGACGAAGATGAACGGGGCCACGATCATCGGCGACGGTTCGGAGGCTGACCCGTGGCGAGGCGTGGGTGTTCCGTAGCAAGTCCTTCAGCCCCAAGTCCTTCAGCCCGAAATCGTGGCGAATGGACGGGGTGGTGCCGCCAGTTCCGCCGACTCTCGGCGGCGGCCGGCAGGCGCCATGGAAGCCGCGCCGCGATCTGCGCCGGCCGCCGCGCAACGACGACGAAGAGTTGCTGATCCTGCTGCTGCTATGAACGAGTTTGTCTGAACAAGGGAACCTATGAAGACGATCACCTTTACCCAAAACCGAGAGTTCGACTACGGGCACGGCTCTGTTATGCACAAGGCCGGCGACGCCGTGGCTGTCCACGAGGGCGGTGCAAGTGCCGTCATGTCCGGTGAGCGGTTGGTGTCGATTCGCAGGGATAAGGCCGAGCGTTGGCTGACGCGCGGCGCAGCCGAGGTGGCCCATGACAAGCCCGTGGAGAGTCCCGCCGATGTGGCAGGGGCAGACAGTGGCGGTGCTAGCGAGCGGGCCGTCGATGTCGCTGAAGTTGTCGCAGAGCCTGCGGCGGCCAAGCCTGCGGGTCGCGGTCGCAAATAGCACATTCCGCCTGGCGCCATGGGCCGACCTGCTGGTTGCGGCAGATGCGGACTGGTGGCGGGCGAACCCGGACGCGCGGGACTTCCAAGGTCTGAAGGTCTGCGCGGACGATTCATTGTTGTGGCCCGAGGTGCTGTCACTCAGGCATACCGGGAAGGTCGGATTCGATGACGACAAGGAATGCATCAGAAGCGGTGGGAACACTGGCTACCAAGCCGTCCACATCGCGGCCCAGGCTGGTGCAAGCCGAATCCTTCTCTTCGGCTTCGACATGCGCCCCGGCCACTGGCACGACGTTGACAGGGAAGCCGACGAGGCCCACTACGCCGAATGGTGCCGCCGCTTCTCGACCCTTGCCGTGGCTCTTGCGGGGCGAGTCGAAGTGTTGAACTGCACGCCGGGGTCGGCGTTGGAGTGTTTCCCGATGGCGACGATTGACGAGGCGCTATGAACATCGAAGTCATCACCCAGCCGACCGCCGAGCCCGTCACTGCGGCAGAGGCGTTCTTCCATCTCAAGCTGACGACAAGCCCGAGCGCGAATGTGTCGGCTGAGCCGCAACTTGCCGAGGTTCAACGGTGCATCACGTCGTCTCGAATCCAGTGCGAGCAGATCACCCGCAGGGCCTTCGTCAAGCAGACCCTTCGCATGACCATGGGGCCGATGCGTTCAGGTCAACGCAGGGGTCTGGAGTGGTACATGAACGGTGGGGCAGATACGTGGCAGTCCGTTGAACTGCTGCGCCCGCCGTTCATCTCGATGGTTCAGGTCCGGTACTACGACGAAGACAACGTGATTCAGACCGTTGCCTACGACGAAGAAGAACCGCCGGTTCCGTACTACGTCAGTTCCGGCCTAGTGCCGAAGTTGTGCTTCACCGACGCATTCACGCACCCGGCCGTCTACCTTCGTGACGATGCAATCCAGATCGACTACATGGCCGGCTATCCGTTCATCGCAGCCGACCCGTTGGAAGACCCGCCAATCGTTGAAGACCTGACTGCGAATGTTCCGGCGAGCATCAAGCAAGCGATCTTGCTGGGCGTTCAACTGGAATTCGACAAGTTGACGCCGGCCGAACGCGAGGCCATCGAGAAGGCCCGCGATTCAAAGTTGCGCGGCTTCATCATCAACACGTTCTGACATGGACAGCCGCTCGCTAAATCGAATCGTCGTCATCCAGCGGCCGGCAGCAACCCAAGATGCTGCAGGCCAGCCTATCCCGACATGGGCAACGCTGGCGACGGTGTGGGCGAACGTCCGTCACCTGAGTGGCAGCGAAACCATCAAGGCCGATGCGGAGGCGTCAACGGTCAAGGCATCAATCCGCATCCTCAGAAGGACAGACATCGACGCATCAATGCGCGTGGCGCTTGGCACAACCAACTACCAGATCCGCGCGGTGCTGCCCGATGAGATTGACCGCGACAAGATGGATTTGGT